TTTCTCCTTTTAAAGAATTAATTATATCTTCTGTGGTCATTACTTCAAATTTCTCATTAATTTTATTATAATTAGCATCCAGTGGATTTTCAGAATAGAATTCACTAATATCTCTTCCAGCTTTTTGCAAATCTCTTAATAAATTAATTTTCTTTAGTTTTGAGTAGTAATAATTAAAATTTTCAATTTCGCAATAAGCTTCACAATCCTGCAAAAAACCAATTCCATTTTCTTTTTGCATGATATCTTTGGCTAAAGAGTTTGATTGTAGGTACATATCTATATCAATTGTGTGTATGCTTTCTGCACCGCCTTGATATAGGTTATAAATTGCAGAGAAGATAAATTTATCTAATTGATTTGTAAAATCGCTAACTTCTAATTGATACTTATCAATATCGCTTAAGATTTGTGGTCTTTTCATTAGACAGCCAAGAATTTGAACTATTATTTTTCTATCAGTTTTAATCAAATTCTCACTCTCCTATCTCATTTAAATTGATTAGCTTTTTCTTTTTATTACTTCTCTTGCCGCTTGGATTATATCTAATAGTAAGTCTGCCTTTCTCTAATTGCTTCTGAATCGCAGCATCAATTTCGTCCTTTCTTTTTGCTTCTTTCTGATAATACTGTTTAGATTTATCCCAAATATATGGGATTATTCCGATTGAGCCGTTAGCTTTTTCAATTGGGCTTTTCTTAACTTCAAAAAAATATTTTAAGGCTAATAATTGTCCTCTATATGGCATTCCTTGCTTTTTAAAACGGTTCATTTGAACTAAATTCCAAGAACTTACTGGTTGTTCTTTTGAACATTCACCAAATAAGTCGCAAATGTAATAATATAGAGCTTCTTTATCATCGCCTTGTTTTGACAAAATTTCTAAACTTTCTTCGTTAAGATGCTTTTTTACTGTTGATGTCGCACAGCCAAGTTCCTTTGCAACCATTGTTATTTCCTCATATTCTTTAAACTTTTCATTAATCAATTTAATTGTCTCTTCATCAATTCTTACTTTGCTTCGCGGCGAGTCGATATTTGATAGAGCCAAATACTTGGACACCGTTTGCGCTGAGATACCCATTTCTTTAGCTACTTTAGCCTTACTACCAAGTTCATTATAAAGTTTAATCATTTCTTGAATCTTTTCTTCATTTATCTTCATAATTTTATCACCCTTTCTCATTTACTATAATAATTATATCATAATTTGTGAAAAAAGTCAAATATTTATAAGGGAGGCATATTGCTATGCCTCTCTATTTAAAGAATTTCAGAATCTTCTAACCACTCGGCCGCCTGTGCAGTAAAACTGCGTTCAGTTTTAACAAGATTAACAGCAGCGAAGATTTTTGAATATAATTTTGAAAGTCTTAGTTTAAAAAGAGATTTCAAACCATTTTTATTCTTAAAAGTTTTCTTATCAATTTGATAGAGGCTTCCATCAAAGAATATACGAGTTCCTTCACCGCATCTTGCTATTAAAAGCTTAATATGGGATTCTGTTAAATTTTGAGCTTCATTTACAATAATAATACTATTATTAAAACTTCTTCCTCTCATATATCCTATTGGACATATTTCTAATTTTTCATCTTGAATTAATTTTGAGACATAATCAATTCCAATTAAATCTGTTAGTGTTCCAAACATTGGAGCTAATTTATCTAAAGCTTCTCCAGGCAGAGCACCTATATCCATAGAGTCTTCTGTATAAGAGTTGTTAGGTACGTAGACTATTTTCTGGATATTTTCTTTTTCTAATTCTTGGAGGGCATAATTGTTTAGGATAAAGGACTTTCCTCGTCCTTGCTTGCCGCCAGCACAGATAATTGAAATTTCTTTATTATTTAAAGCTTCAAATAAACACATCTGTTCCGTATTTCTTGGAACAATACAATTAATCCATTGATTCTTGATTTTAAGATTATCAACATAATGAAGTTTCTTATTTCGATAGACGAAAGTTGCCATTACTTCATAATCTTCAATTCCATATTTATCCTTAATAACAGAATTCTTATTTTTAACAATTAAATATTGATTTTCAAACAGTTCTATATCCTCAGGCTTTTCTCCTATTTGAAGAATATTATCCAACATTTCATTATAACCATTCTCATCAAATTCCAGAATTAAGTATTCAATTCCAGTATAATTTTCCTTAATACTATATCCTTTAGTACTAATTCCATGAATAATAGCTTTAACTTTTAAATAAACATCGTTAGTAAGTAAAATCCCATTAACTTTTTCTGTTATTTTAAGTAGCTGGTCATCAACTGGAATTTTCTGCCAATCTTCATTCTCACATTCATAGAACCAAGTTAAATTATCCAAATTATTTGAAATATAAACTGCTGCTTTTCTTGCGGCCGCCGCCGTCTCAGGATTAATATTCTTTTTAAGTCCATCTAATTCCCTTAATACGCTTGTTGCAATTATTAATTTATTATCTGTCTTCTCAACTATTTGTGGATATTCTAAAAGTACACAAGTATCTATTACATAATTCTCAGCATTTTCGTAAGTTTCTATTTTAATTCCCTCCTTAAATAAAAAAAGAGATAGGATTGCTCCTATCTCCTTAATTAGAATAATTCCTTTATCAAGATAAGAGTTTCTTTTAGCTTGTCAATATCTTCTGGCTTAATTTCTGAAAACTTTGTTGGTTTTCCAAAAACTTCTGCTAAAATTCTCTGAGCCTCCTCTATCTTTTCATTTACAACAGCTTTATTCCATAATTCTTTTGCTTCTGTCATTAATTCGTCAAAATCCTGAACTAAATATGGATTTTTATCTTCTGAACTTTCACCGCCGCTATGAGCAACTTCTTCATCAATTGCGTCATGAATAGCATTAACAAAAGCATCATAATCCAATTCAATTTTTGGTGCTATATATTTAAAACGAGATTTACAAAGGAAACGCTCATCTCCCCTAAAGAACATATAACGTTTTCTTTCAATCTTATCTCCAATTTCAGTTGAGATTTCTCTTATATAACCAATTATATCAACCATTTTATTAATTAAATTAAATGGTCGATTCGGAAGAGCAGGAATTATTTTTGAGTATTCCTGACCTTTATCATCAGTGTAGGTTTTTTCTGTTTCATGAGAAATAAATACTATACCATAACCAGCATAAGTTAAATCTCTAAAAGGAGTTATGAAGTTATCATCAAGTATCTTATAGCCGCCGCCGAATGCTGCCACGTCTCGTACTTGCTCAACTCCTGCCTGAGAACAAGTCCATTTCTCACAAAGCTTAAAAGCTTCATCAACAGTATCAATAACTAATACGTTGAATTTTTCCTGCAATTCTGGCTTTTTAATTAACTGAGAAGCCATCTGTCGCCAATCCTGCCATGTTTTAACTGGCTGGACATAGATATTATTTAAGGCGTTTGTACCTTGCTCGAATCCGCATATAAGTGCTTTGTCGAACTTCGATGCGAATGTTGTTTTTCCACCCTTTCTACCGTTCTTTTCAGAATATTTGTTCGGAGTAGACTATATCTTCTTCATTCTATTAATGAAGCGTAATATTTCAAAATAATTAATATTTTTACTTCCTAATGGAATAGTCGTTGAACCTTCCGCTTAGCGGCTTGGCTGCTGATTACCATATTAATTACCAATAATTAACTTAGGCTTTCCAGCAATTAACCACGTTATTCAATATATATTACTATATAAGGGAGCTATTATATTAACCCAGGCTGTCCATAAATAAGAGAAAACTTCCCTCTTAAATCTCTACTAATTTTCTGTGGCTCTAAATTAAGTAAATCTATCATTTAATAATCCTCCTAAAAACAAAAAATCTAAAAGTAAAACTTAGGATTAATTAAAATCCTAAGTCTCTTTTGACTGATTTGCTCTGAGGCTTACTTGAAGTCTTACTCTTTGCAATAAGCTCTTCATTACGAGCAGAACGTTCGCTAAGTACCTGCTTAACTGAATCTGCATCATATGAAAGAGACTCTTCAAGACCACAAGGTGAACCGCCTGTGATAAGAAGTTCTTTTCTTGACTCTGTTCTTGAACGAGTGATTGGTTCTCCAAATCCCTGCTCTTCTGTCCAAGTGACGATTTTCTTGGTCACGTTAATTCTGCCAGTGACCTGAACTGTATCACCAACGTTCCAGTTAGTTTCAATGTAATCTCTCTTAGAACCATCAGCTATCAAATCAATACGATTTGCCTTGCCGTTATAACCAATAACGATAAACTGAACAATTGCTCTACCTGTTTCCTCGCCTTCTCTATTATATTCTGGAATTATTTTTCCAACCACTCCAGAGAAAATGAACTTCGCAGCCTCTTCATCTGAATCTCTTTTGTTGTTAATAAAGTTAGAAGTAAGCTGCCATGTAGAAACAAGCTGTCCATCTTTTGAAACAAAAGGATTCTCTTCAATCTTGGCGGAAACAGTGACCCTCGATGCCTGACTTTCATCATCGGCGGCCGCCAGAGAAGTAAGTCTATCCTTATAACTTGCAATTATATCATAGATTTTATTATCTGAACCATCTTTCTTGGCTCTCATTGAAAACATTTTAATAGGAACAATATCTTCTGTCATCTGACCATTTATTTCCTGATCAATTTTAACATTTGCTGTTCCTCTTATCCATTTTCTGCCGTCTTTTGTAATTCCTTCTACTATATCAAGTTCATTCAAAATACCGCTTACATATACTTCATTTTTACTTTCTACTTTTCTAATATCTAACATAAATTAATTTCCTCCGACTTTTCTTTTAATTTTAATTTTAATTAATAGTAGAAGAGAGGGTTAATCCCTCTCTAAATTAGTTTAATTACTCAGCATCTTCTGGATTGTAAGATACTCCTGCTTCGTTAAGTGCAAAATACTTAACTTCTTTAATCTTACCATTTTCATCTTCAACAGATTCTACGAATCTTTCAATAAGACCTTTCTTTTCAAAACCTCTTACTGAACCTACGACTGCACCAGCCTTTTCAAAACCAAGTGCTGTCTGAACATCCTTAACTGTGAACTTTACTCCTGCACCTGCTGCCTGTAAGTAATTTAAAACCTTTGCTGAATTTTCTGTAATTTTTGCCATAATAACAATCACTCCTTTAAAAATTTAATTAATTTAAAATATTTTTTTTTATAAATAAAAACTAATAACAGGTGTGATGAGATTTCATCAATTTTGCTATTGTTTTATTTTCTATTAATATTATATCATAAATTATTGATAAAGTCAAATAGTTTACTTTTGTTAATTTTTAATAAAATTTGGAAATTAGCTTTATCTCATTTACTATAATAATTATAACATAATTTTATTCTAAAGTCAAGTCTTTTGGTATTTCAGACATTAACTTTTCTGTGATATCCTCAATTTCCTCGCAAGCTTTAGTTATTTGTTCTATTTGTTTCTGCATTTCGAGTTTGCTATAATAGAACACAATACCAACTCTTGCAATTTCAGCGAGAGATAAATTAAAGTCATCTGATAAGATTTTCTGTCTAACAATTTCAAATCCAGTTGCTTTTTCTCGAAGGTCGAGAAGGTAAGTTTCAAGTTTTTCATCTCGTTTTAATCCTTCTTTTAATTTATTATCCTTATCAAAGAAAGTATCTGTCATATTATAAATTTTATCAAGATATCTATTAAAAGCGGCAACAGCCGCATCTTTATTTTCTTTAATTAAAGATATTTTTTCTTCTACCGTCATAAAATAATGTTCACTCCTTTATTAAATCAATAGCAAAATCTCCCTCACCTAAATCAATACCCTTAACTCCAACGGCTGTTCTTGATAAAGGTCTTAATTCAGAAGTTGAAAATTTAATGCATTTCTTATTTACTATAATAATTATATCACAATCTGTTGAAATAGTCAAGCACTTTATTATTTTATCATTGTCTTTTACATCAGATATTCGCTTACCTTTAATTCCTCGATTACAAGTTGGAAAATCATTAAGACTTGCTTTTTTAATTATTCCTTCTTTTGAGAGGGTTATTAGATATTTGTCTGTTTCTTCAACTAAATGAGCATCAATTATAAAATCGTTCGTAGCCAAATTCATTGCTTTTACACCAGCGGCCACTCTGCCAATAGCATTAATTTCTGTTGAGTTAATTATTATATAGTTGCCATTATTAGATAATATTCCCATTCGTTCGTTATCTAAAAATAGAACTTTTACAACTTCATCATCTTCTTTGAGATTAATTGCTTTGATAGACTTTCCTCTACGAATATTATATTCTTTCGCCTCGGTTTTCTTTATTAAGCCTTTTTTAGTTAGGAATACATAATATTTCTTAGAGTCTTTCTTATTAAATGATGTAATTGCAGTTGGGCGTTCATCACCATTAAAGTCAAATAATTGATTTATATTAATTCTACCATTAATTGGCAAATCGTCTATTGAAAGATGATACATTTGACCTTTATTGGAGAA